GGCCGTTTGCAGGAGCTGGTACTTTGTAAGATACGCCATCAATGTTTCTAATTTTTTCACCTTTTTTAAGTGTTCCATCCCATCTTTCTAATTGTGGCTTATTAGTTTTAACAACGGGTTTGTGTGTTCCTTTAGCAGGTGGTACTAACGCTGTAGTAAATTCTTCAGCATCTTGATGTACTTCATAATTATCTTCATTTCCTTCTTCAAATGGATCTTCGTCTTGAAAACCAGCATCTGGTGTAGCAGTGTCATCCATAAAAGGAGGTGGTGGTGATGTTCCATCACTTATAATATTATAACCTTCATATGAAAACGATACTCTAAATACCGATGCTGAACTATCAGCATAGTCAAGTGTATCAGTATCAACGTTTGTAATATATGGGTTAAATATTTCTATTGTATTTGATCTATTAGCTGTGTCTTTTCTAATAATCTTTAATGTAGTTATAAAGTTTCTGCTGTTTGGTAGTTCTAATCCTTTTGGAGATTGTAACCACGAAGCATAATCTTCTTCATTCATCGGACCAGCAAAATAATATCTTGCATAGTCCTTTAAAAAGTCTTCAAAATAATGATCTTTTGTATCATACGCTGTTAGAGTAATAGGAGTGTAATCTATACCAGTCTGTACAATATTTTTAGCATTATATTTGTTTAATGTCTGCGTTCTATATGTGAACGTAGGCATTTGAATATTAGCAATGCGTGTCAAATCTAGAGGTCTTGGACTTCCTACATAATTCAAGGATACAGTAAACGAATACTTATTTCTTGGTATTGCGTCTATTTCACCCTGAACTGATGATTGTCCATATATATAATAACCTGCGTCACCTATTGCCATTTTAAAGTTCCTTACTTATTAAAGTGTAGAACCAGTTTGTGAAATATCGTTAGATGCTGTTCCGTTACTTAATTGATCTGAACCATCAATCATGTGTAGTGCGTTATCAAAACGAACTGATAATGTAACTTGTACCATGCTTGAATCTGCATAGTTTAAGTCTCCATACTGTACGTTAGTAATGAAGCAACCTTGTAATTCCCATGCATCAAAAGTTGTTGGCGATGTTGTGCCATTTGCACCATCTAGTGTTTCAATCTTAACACCAAATTTATATGCACTACCTGAGATTGCACTTGATTGATCTGCATGATCAACTTGTTTGTTTAGTTGGTTACCTAATTTTTTAATAACATTTGATTTCATATCATCACGGAATACAATTGTTACTGGATCCCATGTATGCTTACCTGCAAGGTACATTTTTGAGTTATATGAATCAACTACCACTTCCTCGTGTGTTAAATTTGGTCTGCCTGTGCTAATAACATTTTGTGTAACTTCATCAGTTCCAGTCGCTCCACCTAAGTTACTAAATGTAACTCTGAAACGATATTGTAGCTTCGGCATTAGTGTAGTTCCTGCACTTGCGTCAGTTGGTACACCAAAATTTGTAATTACGGCCATTTTGTTTTCTCCTATAATACTATACTGTAGTATCTTCTTGTTATATTGTATTTATCAAATCAACGCTCAAAAAGATAGGTCACTTTAAAAAGTAACCTATCTTTGGTATTTTTATTGATTGATTATACAACCCAGCCTTCTTGAGCGATAGTTTCGCCTAGTTGACCTGCTGATTGTCCCAAATGGACACTTGAATCAGATGCTAAAATATATGATTTGAACTCTGCAACTTTTGCTGCAGTTTCAAATTGGTATTTGATCCATATTTTAGTATCAATTAATTTGTATTCCATAACGATATCAATTTCACCTGGTGTGAAACCTACAATTGCGTCAGAAATAGCTTGGTGAGCTGAAGATGATTTAAACTGATCTATTGAAGTCCAATCACCCGGTACTCTTCTAATTTTATTAGTTTCCATAATAGTTCTCCTTAGTTACGGCTACAGTCAACACCTTTACGGTCGCCCGCTGGGTGTGAATATGGTAGCACATCAAGTAACCATTTTACTGTTTCTTCACGCTTATCGTCATCGAGACTTAGTGCCGCACTTAAATGATATACTCCGTCAACAAAAGAAAATCCATAATGAACTTTTCTTGTGTTAATTGCGTACCATCTACGTGCTTCTGGTTTAAAAATTTTACCATCTACAACAAAATGAAATTCTGCTGAGTTAGTGTGATTTAAGTGACAAATCATTCTAAATGAATCGCCTGTGATTCCGTCTGGAGTAACTTGTCTCCATTTATCTCTGTGAGGAGCTAAAAAATCACCTTTATCGTATATTAATGAACCTAACGATTCAGTGTGGTTTGGTATATTCCATGACTCTGGAATTACGTTATATTCGTATCCTGCTTTAGGACCGTTATAATCATCGTTCACACGTGAACGTAGGATTTTTGATGGATCAGCGTTTAATGTATCAATCTGTTCGATTGCATTTTCTGGTACCCATGCATCGAGTTCGATGATGTCGCCTGCTGCGCCAAAAAGAAAATTAGTATCAAATCTCATGCTAGTAGTTACTTCAGGGTTAAATCTGTGTTCACTCATGTTAGTAGCAATGATTTTAGCTTGTTCTAGTTTTACCATGGTGTTATCCTTTTATATAAATTATAGCTCATTAGCTGAACTATGTGCATTGCAATGTGCAACTGTATTTATCAGTTAATGTTAAATTAAAAAAGGCTACTATATCTCTATAGTAGCCCTTTAATAGTATTAATTATGAATTAACGTCTTACGAAAGTTCGCCAGTGTTTACAATTCTAATTGGAATGTAAATAAATTCTGCTGATTTTGTAGGCTCAATTGCTACGTCAACATAAAATTCATTTGCATCAATTCTTGCTGGTGTGTTGTTAGTTTCATCACACACAACTGCAAAATCGTAAATACCACGCTGTTGTAAAATGTTAGCTAGGAAACCATCAAATACTGCTTTAGCATTTGTACGTGTTCCTACATCATTTGGTTCAAATAAGAACGGTCTTGAAATAACTGCAAAACGCTCTCTTAGATAAGCTGTAAGTCTAGCTACGTTCACTCTGTCTAATGCTGAAGCACTTGTATGAAGTGATTTTTGACCAAATACAACAACGCCCTCTGCCGGGAATCTTGCAATTGGGTTCATTTTGTTATCATACATTGCATCTCTAGAACCTTGTGTTAGTGCTAACTTAACAAACTCGTCTTCGCTATTTAAGTAACCAACGTTTGATGCGTTTTGTACAACACCACGTGTTAAACCTGCTGGTGCAAACCATTGGAATGACACATTATCACTGTATGCATATGTGTATAATGCAATGTGTGATGCTGGTGCAACAACGCTATCGCCTGTTACTGGATTTGTAGTTAATGCGTGTGGGTAGTAAACTGCTGAATAAGTATTCTTAGTTACTAGTCCTTTTTCACCATTTTCAGTTGCCGCTGTTCCTTGAATCCAAGAAACTGCTTCTGTTTGATTTAAACGGAATGGAGCATCAACAATAACAAATGCTGTTTCGTCTTTGTCGCTGTTTAGTGTTACCATTTCGTCATATAGTTCTGGATATGCTGGAGCTGCAATTAAACGGAATTGAACTGTGTCTTCACGTAGTTCTGATTTCGCTGCTGATGCTTGCATAGCTGTTGTAACAACTTTACGCTGTGCTAATCTACCAAACGAACCTGAGCCGTCAGCTGCATTGCTTGCTTTATTACGCCATTTCCAAGTTGTTGTTAATGAACTATCATATTCTCTAACTGTGCTAGATGATCTACACATGTTAATACCAGTTATTCCAACTGGATGTATTAGTGGATCTGGTGCACCTGCTAATAGTGTACTTTCAAAAGCACCTGCTGTTGTATCAAGGGCAGTAATATCGCCAAATACAATACCTGCACTTGTGCTTTGATCTGTGCCATCTTTTAGTACCCATGTTGTACCGTTATGTCTGTAAATTACAGGATAACCGTCTGCATCTGTATCAATCCAATAATCACCATCTGCTAACGATCCGCCATTTGCGTCTGTAGTTGGAGCAGTAGTAACATATTGTACATCTGATACACGTTGCCATTTTTGAGTTCCTGAATCGCTTACTACTTCGTAGATTGCTAATTCATTTACATCTGGATCAAACCAAATTGTACCATCTGTTGGATTACCTACTGGTGCTGTTGCTTTTACTTCCATTACAAAACCGCCAGTTGCTACTGTTGGGTCTGTTGCAATGTTATCCCAATCGTTACCAATACTGTCGTAACGTTTAATTGCGATATCTGAAGTAGCTGTGTCTAACCAAATGTCACCATCTGTTAGTGTACGTGCTGTTGCTGATGAACCATCTGCAAACGTGTCGCCTGTAACACCCGTTGGTGCTGTAGCTTGTGCATATGTTACACCTTGTGTAACGAATGAATCTGCTACTGTTGTAAATAATTGTAAATCTACATTTAATCCGCTACCTGGTGTTGTTGTTTTAATCCACACGTCACCTGTGCTTGGTGAAGCTGGTGCAGAATAGTGTGGTGCGAAAGTTGGTGAAACTGCTACCCATGCTGGATTAGCATCACCTACATAGTATTCAATTTTTGTGTCTGTTGTAGAATTTGCTACTGCTACAAGGAATTCGCCTTGTACTGCTGCTGTGCTTGGAGCACTGCCATCTGTAAGTTCTACTGTTGGAGTTTTTTCTACCCAACCTGCTGCTGAATATTCGAATATACCCCAACTTGAAGTTGAAGGTTTTACCCAATATGTATTATTTGCAGGATTACCTGTTGGTTCTGCTGAAAGTGGTCTCAATGCTGTTAAGTCTACATCAGAACGTACAATGTACGCAGCTGAACTTTGACCTAAAAATGAGTATGCTGCCAATAAACCGTATTCGTTAGTTTCATCACCCTGTGATACTGTGCCACTTACCTTACGGAAGTCAACATTACCAAAATATTGAGTTAATTCTCTTTGTGATGTAACTAGAACAGGTTGGTTTGAATTTGCAGACTTTGTGAATTTTGCAATACCATCGGTTTCAGTTAGGGTTGGATCAACCTTGTCCTGACCAGTGGCAATGAAAATCATTGGTACAGTACCGGCACCGGCTGGACCGTAAACTGATTCGTCTGTTACTGTTACCTGGACGCCAGGTGAAACAAGATTTGCCATATTATAGCTCCTTTTCTATTTTAGAATATTATCTAAATTGTTATCTACATGTATTTATTTAGATTTTAGAAAAACAGTGGTTTATAGAGTTAACTTAGTCTTTAATTTCAGCTAAAAGCTGGTCAAAGCTCTCACATAGAATGTTTTCAAAGTTATCGCCCCAATGACCATGAATAATCATATGAATTCTGTTTTCTGTACCAGTATTATATACTGAATGCAATCTACCAATATCAATTGCTCTAGCATCGCCTACTTCCCAAGGTACTATTCCTGCATCTTCCATACAAAACTTTACTCCTGGAGGATTACTAAGTGCTACATTAAAGGCTGCTAAGTTTCTTTCTTTAAAATCCAAATGTGGACTGATAAAACCACCCGGTTCTAATAGCATAAATCTAACTCTTTGATATAATTTAAACGGCCATACATTTTTAAGCCAATTTACTGTTACTGGACACTTATCTGCAATTTCTGTCCAGCCAAATTCAGGTCCTTCGCCTTCTTTCCAAGCGCCTTCTTCAACGTAGAAATTATCCGGTTGTGTTTTATCCCATCCTTGACCGTGAACAACTATACTGCTCCAGCCTGGATTTATATCACCTCGGTGTTTTACATAATCACCTAAAAATTGCTCTGCTTCTTTTGCCATTTGTTCATGTGGCACATCTAATTGCATCTTTAATGTAGGGCAATTAGCTTGATTCATTATCCATCTCGAATATGGTATTTTTTGTTTTTTATCTGTTTTCCAATTTAAGAATTCTTCGGGAGGTAATGCCATATTTTTATAGTGAGGAATATCACCATGTTCTTTTAAGAACTTTGTTACCTTTGCTAATTGTCTAATTCTTATTTCTTCTTTGTCTTGTTCCATTTAAATAACTTTCCTATATTCCACGGTGCAATTTTATCCCACTCTGGCATTCTATCAATGTGATGTTGTATCCAATTATATCCACCAGCTTCTCTAGCCGGGCATGTTGAATATACTAATATATCATTATTATTATCATTATTATAATCATATTTATATATAGCATGTAATAATTCTCTATGGATTTTATATCTTTCTTCTAATGTATACCATTTGGCTGTAACTTCATAGTGAAATATATTACTCAAATGTACATAAGTTGACCCTTTTAAGTTGGGTCGGCATTTTGCAGCAAATTTGTCATGCTTGTGTGTATTAAGCAAGTTCTGATGATAATAGTTTATGTTTAGTTTAGGGAATACTGTACGATACCATTCTAAAAATCCTTCTTCATATATCTCATTCAAATGTTGTTCTGTATATTCTATTTGTTTAATACCTTTAAAGTATTCAAATTTACTATCATATTGTTTAAACTCAGTTCCATCCCACTTTCCTACTCTACTATCCATAAAGTTATTTGCAAACTTTTTAAAATCAGTTCCATCCCATTCTTCAATTATCTGTTGCATACACCCTAGTGCATATCTACTTACATCATATATCCATAATGTATCACCTGCTGTTAATTTTTTATCAAATGCAAAGAATATAGGAGATATTCCAGATGCTGGAGCAACTACTTTAGTAAATTTTCTAACTGGTGTGTCTTTGGGTGGTACAACATTTCTGCCATTTTCTGTATTGGCTATAAAGAAAACATTTGGATTAGTAATTGTTAATGTTTCGTGTATGTTTCTAAATCCATCTTGCTTAACTTCTCCATACGTATACCCTTTTGATAATCTGACATCCTCGTTCCATGATATTATTTTATGATTATCTCTTAGAAGGTGTTTTACTATATTCCACCCAGTTTGTTTTCCTGTATATGTTCTTAAATTACTACCAGGGCCTACCCAATGTGGTGTGTATCCATCATGATGATTGTTTTCACTACGTATTGGTTCTGGAAGCTGATACGGTTCAACATCATCTTCGTCGTTTCCCCATTCTGGCTTACCTGCCGACTCCCACCATTCTAGATCAATTAAAAAGCATTGTTGATGTATTGAATAATAATCATCTTCTTTGTCTAGTATATGTCCAATAAATTTAGCATCTAGATTTTCTTCATAAAATGTAGGAAACTGTTCTTCAAATTCGTTTAATATAATACCCTGTTTAAATACAA